GTTATGAAGATTTAATTAGCGATCCTAGAATGCAGGGTTTGAAAGAAATTACATTTGAAACTAACGGTACTCAAGAATTACAAAAAAGTTTTAGAGATTTCTTAATTGCTTGGCAACAACCTCCACTGGGATGTGTTAAAGACCATGAGGTTACATTTAGTGTTAGTGCTAAACTTAGCTGTAGCGGTGAAGCAAGACACGAAGCAATTCGTCCAGATATTGTTTGTTCATACGAAGAAGTTGGCTACACTTATCTAAAATTTGTTGTAGCAACAGAGGAAGACGCAGAAGAAGCAATTGAAACTTTAGACATTTATCGTGCTGAAGGTTTCAAAGGTCCTTGTTATCTAATGCCTGTTGGCGGTGTAGAGACAGTATATAACTTAAATAATCGCCGTGTAGCAGAACTAGCAATGAAAAACGGACTTAGGTATAGCGACAGGCTACAAGTACCGTTGTTTAAAAATGAATGGGGAACCTAATGACGTTATGGCAAAAAGTTAAAGATTTTTGGATTAGAAGTTATACCAGCGACCGTCGTGCATTTTACTACGAAACGGTTGCCAGTGTATGTGTGTTTATATCTATGACTTGGATTAGTGTAACTGCACAACATCCGCCGATGCACCTGATCTATCCTATTAGTTTTTTAGGTGCAGTTTTTAGTATTGCCAGTTTTACTAGGCGAGGCGCAGGTTGGCCATTGGTAATGACCTGTTATTTTGCCTGCTTACATGTATTTGGTTTTGGAAGAGCAATGGGATGGTATTAATATGAAACAATGGTTAAAGAAAATCACTGGTATTGAAAAGCTAGAAAAAGAAAAAGCCGAAGCTTTGGCTAGAGTTGCTGAAGCTAAGGCAAGAGAAGAAGAAGCCGAAAAAGCTGTCAAACTTGCCCAAGAACAAGAAGAATTGGCAAAAATGACACCCAAGGATAGAGCTAGTAAAAAAGGCGAACCTTGGGTTGGCGTCCTTAATACACATGTCAATAAAGATAATGTAAGAAACGGATTTTTTGAGCTTGACTGGAATCAAGAATTTATTGTACAATTGAAGAAAGCAGGTTATGGTTTTGACGGAGATCCCGACGAAGAAATAGTTGATCGCTGGTTTAGAGAACTAGCCAGCAGTATGTTTCTAGAAGAAGGGCTCGATCCAAGAAATCGTACAGCCGGATTCATTAACGTTGTTCCACTATCAAAAGGCAAATCAGAAGTATCATGACATATATATTGGTTGATACCGCTAATACATTCTTTCGTGCTAGACATGTTGTACAGGGTTCTAGCGACATTAAACTTGGAATGGCATTCCATATTACGTTTAACAGTATTAAAAAGGCATGGAATGACTTTGAGGGGAAACATGTAGTGTTCTGTCTCGAAGGTCGTAGCTGGCGTAAGGATTTTTATCAACCTTATAAAAGAAATAGGCAAGAGACTCGTGCGGCACTAACTCCTAAAGAACAAGAAGAAGATAAATTGTTCTGGGAAGCATTTGACGAATTTAAAAACTTTGTTATTGAGAAGACCAATTGTACAGTCTTGCATCATCCCCAATTAGAAGCTGATGATCTCATTGCAGGCTTTATTCAAGCTCATCCATTAGAAAAGCATGTCATTATCAGCACCGACAGTGATTTTTATCAGCTGATTGCACCAAACGTGAGTCAATATAATGGTGTCCAAGAACATCATATTACGCATGAAGGAATTTTTGATGCAAAAGGCAAACTTGTCAAAGATAAAAAAACAGGTGAAGCAAAAGAAGCGCCAAATCCAGAATGGTTGCTCTTTGAAAAATGTATGCGTGGCGATACCAGTGATAATGTCTTCTCGGCGTATCCAGGTGTGCGTGTTAAAGGCACAAAAAACAAAGTGGGTCTTACTGAAGCGTTCGAAGATCGTAAAAGCAAAGGATTTGCGTGGAACAATCTCATGCTTCAGAGGTGGGTTGATCACAATGGACAAGAACATCGTGTACTAGATGACTATGTCAGAAATCGAACATTGATTGATCTTACTGCTCAACCAGAAGACATTAAACAACTGATTCGCAAGACTATTGAAGTGGACTGTGTAGCCAAAGATATCTCCCAAGTTGGAATTCGTATGCTTAAATTTTGCAATGCTTGGGACATGAAGAAGATTGCTGACAACATACAGCAATATGCTGAACCATTTCAAGCTAAATATCCGGCACAGACATCTACAGAGGAGATTTTATGATTTATCATGCTAAACCCGTAATTGAGGGAAAATTTTGGATTGTAGAACAAGACGGAGTTAAGGTAGGACTATTGCACAAAAAAGAAAATAATAAATTTATGCTTAGTTCAACTGGCGGTGAAGTAATGTTTAACAAAAAAGATGATCTTACTAAACAATTTGGTAAAGAGTTTTTTCTAAAAAATCCAAAAGTTAAAGTTACTTCAACAGACGACGAAGCTAAAGAGTGTCACGGCTATCCTACTAGTTGCGCTCCATACAATTCTATGTATGACGTAAGACGAAAATTACCGTTGTTTACTAAAAGCGAAAAATCTAAAAGTTTATATTGTGCAGGCTATTATGTTATTAAATTTGACAAAGGTTGGGTTAAGAGCTTTTGTCCTAAAGCAATCACTATTGAACGCTATCCTTATAAAGGGCCCTTTACTAGTGAACTTGAAATGAAGGTTATGTTGGCTAATGCAAAATCAGATTAATACTACTCCAATTACACAATTTATTCAGCAGGTAAGAACTGCTGAACTTAGTCAACAAAAGGAAGTAAAACTATCCATGCAACAGGCAAGATTAGTCAGTCTTGCCCTTGCAGAAGTTTTAGATCATATGAATCGAGATTGGGAAACGCTATATCACGCATTAAAACAGTCTGCAAACCCAAACGTTGTTTCTGTTGAAATGGACGGTGGCGGATTTGAGGACAAATAACTCCAGTCTAAAATTGATAAATATATGCGTAGATATTAACGCATATGAGTCGACCAAAACCCAAAGTTCTTTTAGAACACATAAACAAAAAATCTTATAAGGCTGAGCAGGTTTTAGAAGCTGATGCCATTTGGGCTGTTTTTTATAAAGGACAGCCATTTAATCTAAAAAGTTTTAACAGTCTGACCAGTTATCCAGGCCCAAAGTATAAAAAAGTAAGTTTTTCAAATCCTGGACACGCTATTAACCTTGCAAAAAAACTTAACTTAACCTTTGGTACGCAGGACTTTCAAGTGGTTAAGTTAACGCAAGGTGAAATACAAAAATGATTGAGCGTGATACACTAACTAAAATTTTTTTAAAACAGTGGGGCAAGGGCATAGATGATGCCAATGTCAAACTCTATTCACGTAGATGGTGGCAATCTACTAGAGTAGGCAAACAGTCTGCGTTTCGACTAAGCGACGAAGGATTTAGATTTCTTACAGATGATTTGGATCTACAAAGTTATGAAGTTCCATTTACTGAACCAATTGAATTGAGTCCTCAGACTATTGTATTTTTGGAAAGATACATAGATTGTCCATATTTCTTGACTGCTGAGAGTATCACTGTCTTTTCAGAAAAGAAAAGTTTTGAGCTTTATTTGTTTTCAGACGACATTCGAAAATTTGGACTTATAAAAGCAATGAAAGAACGCCAAGATGATTTGGACGATTCTAGCCAAAATTAATTAAATTCCAGTTGACTTGCTCCTCAATGTCCTATATAATAAGGCATAGACAGTTAGTTCTTAACAATTTTTTAACCCTGGAGTTTATATGAGCGAGATCATTTCACGTACCGTTGGCCCAAAAGCCGCTAAAAAGTCTCTGCGTAAAGCATTTAAGAGCAAGCGACCAGTATTCCTGTGGGGCCCCCCAGGTATTGGTAAATCAGATATTATCAAACAGTTGGGCAGTGAGCTTGATGCTCACGTGATTGATGTTCGACTTAGCCTTTGGGAACCCACTGATATCAAAGGTATCCCTTATTTTGACTCAAACTCAAATAAAATGGTTTGGGCACCTCCAGGTGAATTGCCTGATGCAGAAATGGCAAGTCAACACAAGCAGATTATCCTATTCATGGACGAAATGAACTCTGCGGCTCCTGCTGTACAGGCCGCGGCTTACCAGCTGGTTCTTAACCGTAAGGTTGGTACTTATCAACTTCCAGATAATGTTGTAATGGTTGCCGCTGGTAACCGTGAAAGCGACAAGGGTGTTACTTATCGTATGCCTGCTCCGTTGGCTAATCGCTTCGTTCACTTGGAAATGGCTGTTGACTGGGACGACTACTTTGAGTGGGCTACTGAAAATCGTATTCACAAGGATGTAGTTGGTTTCCTTACTTTTAGCAAGAAAGACCTCTACGACTTTGATCCTAAGAGTGCTTCACGTGCCTTTGCTACTCCTCGCTCATGGAGTTTTGTTAGCGAACTTCTACACGATGACGACACTGAAGAAAGTACTCTGACTGATCTAACTGCGGGTGCTATCGGTGAAGGTCTTGCTGTTAAGTTTATGGCTCACCGTAAACACGCCAGCAAAATGCCTAATCCACAGGATATCCTCAAAGGTAAGGTTAAGAAAATGGACACTAAAGAAATTAGTGCCATGTATAGTTTGACTGTTAGTCTTTGCTACGAGCTTAAAGAAGCCAACGATAAAAAGGCTAAGGATTGGGATGACCAAGTTAACTATTTCTTCCAATTCATGATGGATAATTTTGAAACTGAATTAGTTATTATGGGAACTAAACTTGCCCTTAGCCAATACAAACTTCCGCTGGATCCAGACGAAATCAAGTGCTTCGATGACTTCCATGCAAAGTATGGCAAATATATTTCTGCCGCAACAGAAAAGCCTAGTCGATAATCAGTTGACACCGCCCACAGGCGGTGTTATACTATAAGTATATTGAAATAGGAGCAAATATATGTCAAGTCTCGATCCAATTATTGATAACATTATTGTAGCTCGCGTTGGCTTGCTACTCCGCCATCCGTTCTTTGGCAACATGGCCACACGTCTTAAAATTCAAGACGGCAGTGACTGGTGCGCTACTGCCGCAACTGACGGACGCCACATCTACTTTAATCGAGAGTTTTTTCAAAAGCTCAGTGTTAAACAAATTGAATTTGTTATTGCA